CACTTTCTTTTACGAATTCTTGTAAATCGTAGTCAGAGCCGTACTTAATTTCTTGGATTGCTCCGCTACCTATAACTTGGTAATCTCCTCTAATTGTTAACAGGTTGAAAATATTTCTTAATCCTTTTTCGTACTCGTGTCTTTCTAAAATACTTAGTTCACTTCTTGGGTCAATTATTGCTCCTCCTGATGACATTATATATATTAATAAATATTAAAATAAATAAAAAAGAATGTAATTTAGTTTGAATTTAATTTCATTTTCATTTAAAAATAAAATTGAGATTTTTTTCCAAAAAATATATAATTGTATAATTACTACGTAAAAAAATGAACTCTGAAATGTCTAACGAAATGAAAATAATTTACAAGGATTATCTCCAAACGGAGAATGGTAAGAAATCACTATTTCACGCATGTAGGTTAAGGAAAGAGGCTCTTACTGCGTTGAAACGAGGGGCTGATTTTAATAATACGGCAAGAGTTAAAATGAATATGCTTGGTAAAGAAATTAATAGTAGAACTCAGTTAGTTTCTATCACGCCAATTGGTCTGAATTCAGTTTGTCACGAAAACGCCAAATTGTTTAGTGAAAAATGTGGATTTGAAAGAAAATTAGGCTGGAATGTTACTGCTTGTAGATGTGGTCGTAGAATGGGCTTTGAGTTACATTCGTTGAATAAAAAAGATGGGGTTCTGTACGATTTTACAAAAGATATGTGTGATGAAACTGAGAAATATTTTGTAGAATTGGATACTAATGTACGAGTAGACTCGTATAAAAATATGCTTGGTTGTCCTGATGTATTCTTTATTAATAAAAATTGTAAATGTAGCTTTTCTCAGACTACTAAGCCACTTGAAATGTCAGAGGAGAAACTTTTAGATATGATAGACATGTTAGAAAATGTAAGAATTTATTGTTAAAAAAAAGGAAACCAAACTGGGTTTTACACTTAAGTAACCTTTATCTATCTAAAATAATCTAAACTAATCTAAACTAATCTAAAATAATCTATTCTTTACTTAAAATTATTAATTCTAACATTTTTTTTCTTGTCTGCTCTGCGTAGGGGCGTTTAACTTTATTTTTTAAATTAATAATCCATTTTTTTTTGGAGCATTGGTAACCATTAAAGAACTTTTCTCCTCCGAGTGGTTCTGTTACGTCACTAAGATGAGCGTTTGACATTTTTTGGAATCTTGCGGCAACTGCTGGATAGTACTTGGTTTCCCACACTCTAAAAGTTTCATGTTTTACGAGTATCGTCCACCAAGCGGCAGGACGATTCCACCAAGCGGTTTGTTGTTCTTTTGTTTGACTGTAAAACCTATCACACGCATCTTGATATTCTTTCATTAATTCTGTATTCAGTTCACCGTTTTTGTATAAATCAAAATCAAGTGGTGAGCTATCAGGACAACCAAAGCGGCGGCGTTGCTCTGATGTTTCAGGAGTTGACAAGAATGAAAAGCAGTACTCAACTACTGACTGGGGTAGCTCTTTCAGTCTTGTAATATCAAATTCCTCCTCCTCAATAATTAATTTTCTTTTAATTTTTTTAACATTTGATTTCTTAATAATTTGTTCGGTTGACATTTTAACTTTTAGTTGCTTTGTTATAATTATACTTTTATAATTATTTTTAAAAAGTGTTTCAATTTTTTTTTTAAAGTATATAAAAATGATTTTACTAATTTTTTATTTATTTTGAGTTTGACTTATTTTTGTTGTAGTTATACATTTAAAAATATTTTTAAAATCCAAATCATATTTTTTTATTTCCTATAGGATTTTGGATTATTCAGATTTTATTTTTTGTACGAGCCTACAGCAACCATATATTTTATATAAAAAAATAAAATTAGATTTTTAAAATAAGTATTTTAAAAATAAAATAAAATAAAATAAATAAAAATCTAAATAAATCTAAAAATTTTAAAATCATTTTTAATTAAAAAAAAAACTGATTTATTTTTCAAAAAAATATATAATTGTATAATTATAACAAAGCAACTCAAAAGTTTAAAATCAAAATTAAAATGTCAAGCTCAATCTCAAACTGCGGATGTAAATCAAGTATGGATATTAGAGGCAGATGTTGTCCTTATAAAAATAATAAAAAATTTTTAGAATGCCCTGCTAGATTAGACACGGCATTATTTCATTTTGAAAATGATAGTGAAATTTGTAGAGAGTTAGAAAAAGATGATAATAGTGAATATAAAATTATTATTTCCAAATTCTTAAAGAGTATCAAGATTAAATATTGGAAAGACACCGAAGACTTTATAAACATGTTTATCAAGAGCGTTGAAGATAGCAAATGGAATACGGAGAAGATTGAAGCAATCAGAGAATTAGAATTTGAGAAAAAAATGATGAAAATGGATTATTTACAATTCAAGAATAAAACAGGTAAAGATTTGTGTTACGTTGTAGGGTTTAAAGAAGTCAGAGAAGATTTGGAATATTATTACAGCGATGACTACGGCAATTGGTATAATAAAATGGATTCAGTTTGGAAAGAATTTGATGATAAAATTAATAAAGAAAGAAATCTAAACTGCGGAAGAAATAGTACTGATTTAAGAGAATTTTATAAAATTTTAGACACTCAACATGCCGATTATTTTAAACAGCGTCAGTTTAATAAATATCAGTTCAGAGTTGGAAGAATAGTACAAGGAAATATTTGTAATGATGATAATTTTCTAGATTACAAAATAGTAAAGGTGACAAAAACTTATATTGAGGCTTATCCGATTTGGTATCATACTGGTATACTTTTATCTTGTGGAGATACTGAAAAATTTACAAAGCCAAGCTCATTCAGGCGATTCAAGTATTAAAATATACTTTTATAATATGGTAATTGTTATAATAATATTAAGCGTATTTATACTCGTTGGAATATATGGATATAAAGTTGCGTCGTTTTAATAATTAAGAATATTCTTAGTATAGAAAAAGTGGTAAGTGGTAAGTGGTAAGTGGATTTTGGTTTAGGAAATATTCTGAAAAAACGAAGAAAAACAAAAAAAAAAAATAAAATTTTACAAATAAAACAAAAAAAACATCTTTTTTTTCACTCCAGTATCAAACCTCAACATTTGACTTACCACTTACCACTTTTACCTAAAATAAGCTAATAATAAAATAATTTGTTACGGTAAATGGTAACAAAATAAAAAAAAAAGTAAAGTGGTAAGTCAAGTGGTAAGTGCTTTTTGACTTACCACTTTTCATTTGACTTACCACTTTTACCAAACTAAGAAATAAATATAGTATAGTAAGGATATCCAACATTTCCATTTCCAGTACACGAAAACTGAATTAAATTTATTTTAATTTTAAAATAAAATTGAAATCAATTTCTAAAAAAAATATAATTGTATAATTACTAACAAAATGTCACAAAAAACTATTAGCTACTATACTTGCGAATGCGGAAAAAAATTCTCAGGAGAAATAAATAAAAATAGATTAATGATTAAACTCCATCACAAACGTTGTACCAAGCCAACAATTTTAGAACCTCCTCCAGTTATTGTAAATTTTGATGTTCTCCACCCAAAATCTCATATTAGAGTTGATGGAGAAACAAATAATCAACAAAGGCTCAGAGCAGATGTAGGTAAGGTAGCAGGTTCAATATTAGGTGTTGTTTAAGTATTCCAATTTAATTAATAATAAAAATATAAATATTTATAATTAATTATATCCTAAGTTATTCCTTATCTAATTCTTGTTCTTGTTCTATTTCTATATCACCAGTTAATTTAAAAAATTCTTTCAACAAAGGAATATTAAATATTTTTGTATTTCCATTATTAGTTTTTTTACCAAATTCAATTCCTGAAATATTCATTCTTTTTAATCTTACTCCGAATTGTTGAGAAGACACTTTATAATCTAATCCACATTTTTTACACCACTCATTAAACATTTCGTACTGTTTCTTATCAATAAGTTCTACATTTTCTTCGTAATAATTTTCTAGTACCAAAGATTTAATCCAACTCTCAATAGGAGTAACTCCAGCCTCTTTAGTATCGGTAGAATATTCAGTTTCAGGAATTTTCATCTTTCCGAAATTTTCTAAATCAGGAATGCTCTTGAAATGTTCGTAACATGTTTTAATAACATTTACATCGTTTAATAATTCGTAACATTTTTTAAAGAATTCTTTATTTCCAATTAATTCATCACTAGAACGGACAACAAAATGTCTTCTATCATCTTTTGTTAATTTCCAAGGCTCTTCGTTATTAGTAGTTCCAAAGTATCGGTGAAAACTAGTTATAGAATACTGTTTTATACCCTTTTCATTAATTGTCAATCTTGGATTTGTAATCAAACCTTTAATTTTACCTTCACATTCAACACTTTCTTTGCGGCTAAGTTCGTCTAAATTAATAAGAAAAGTGTCCGCCATTCTGCTATTAAAATCACCCCAAACATCTCTGCTGGGTTGAGTTGTTTCAAAATATTTTGTTTCACCGACCATTGCTGCTAATAAATTCATTAATGTACCTTTCCCTGCTCCTTGCTTGGAAATTAAAGTAGGACAAACAGATTTTATCTGAGGAAATTGTATCATCTGACCTATCCAAGCTTCCAAATAAGTAGCACATGCTTCATCATTATTACAAAGAATTTTAATAAGCGACCTAAAAGTTTTAAGGGCTTCTAACTCTTCATTATACTCTGTTACTAATTCCATTGCGAAAGGACGCCAAGTATTAAAAATATTTTTAGGACAATCTTCTTCGTTTGGATAACAATCAATATCATCGTAGCATCTTTGCTTTGGATTATTTCTTAACCAATCACTAATAAAATTTTCTTCAGTGACACCAAATAAAGGGTGAATCTTTTGATAAATCATTGTTTCGTAAGCCGTAATAAGGTGAGTCTTTGACATTATAACTATTCTATTTGGTTCTTCCTTAATAAAAAATCCTTTGTTAACAATTTTACAAATTGTTTTCTCAAATTCGGTGGCTACTTCTCTGAATGATTTACCTGTTGGAATTGTAACTGGAACATCTACTTTAATTTCGTAATCATCAGGAATTTTAATTACATCGGAATGCTCTTTGTAAGCAAAAACCATATCTAACCCATCAAATTCCTCATTTACTCCATCAGTTATTTCAAGTAAAAGTTCATCATCATCGTAATAATTTCCGTACATCATTAGTCCATCAAACATCAAGGCACAAATTTCAATCTGTTTAGAATTACAAATAGAAATAACTTTTTGTAGAATTTTATTTTCGTAAACGCAAAGAATTCTATTAATAGCTGAACCTAGCCAATTATAAGTTCTAGCAATTGGAACACTATCTACAACATGCTTATAACATTCTAATCCAGTAACGGCTTTTTGGAGTTCTTTACATTCTTTATCAAATTTTTTAAAGAAATCATCAGTAATTTTTCTATTTAATTTATCATCATTGACTGCCTTTAAGAATGCGGTTTTCCCATCTGCTCCGAAATCTTGTAAAATGGTATCTCTGTTTCTAATGTAATAAGTTAGACAAGGACAAAGAATTTTATTTTTGTCACAAATATATTTCAAAATAACTGGGTGAGCGTTCTTCATATCAATATCCGTAGTAATTTCACGTAAAAGTAAACCACGAATATCTTTTGGAAGTCCTTGGATAGAATTTCCACAATAAAGTCTGCCTCCTACGATAAGTGGAGTGGTCTGAGTATAGCTATAAACTCTTTTTACTTCTCCTCTTGTTTTAATATTTGCGTAGCAATAATCTTTCATTAATGAAAATTTTTGTTTGCGTTCGTCCTCATTCTTACAATTTTTGGAATAATTTTTAAAAATCTTATAATCCATCTCATTCAAAAAGTTAATTTCTCTTAAAGGTAGTCGTTCAACAAGTTCCATCGTATTATATATGTATAAAATATTATATTTAAATCAATTTTAATATAATATTCCTAAAGTATTATTAAATTATTTTTTTTAGATTCACGATATTCTTTAATTTTAGCCTGATTTTTAAAATACCATTCTTTTTTGTACTGTTTGTCACCTATAAGATGGACTCCGTATAAATAATGAATATTAAGTGAAGCCATTAATTCACACACCCAGTATTCTTCTCTCTTACAGGCATCACTTGAGTCTATAGTTGGATATTTTTCTATTATAATGAAATCCCAATTTTCCCAACCTCCATTATTATTTATACAATGATACAGGTAACCATCTCTGTTATTTATACAATGATTCTTGTGCTGGGCTTTACGTCTTACTGGGTCACACGTTCTACCTACGTACAAGTCTTTTACGTTATCATCTTTACAGACAATTTTATAAAAACAATTATTGGCGTAATTAATATTTTGAGGCGGCATTATTCCTTAATATATATATACAATATATTATATTTAAATCAATTTTCATATAAATAAATAATTAAGATGCTGTCACTTTTTCTACATACCTTTCTTTTCTACGCTGTAAGATGGACTTGTATCTTTCAGGGTCTTCCGCTTTTATCTTTTGATAATATTTGATAGCTTTCTCGTTACATTTCTCAGCATTCTCAGTTTGATATTTTTTCATTCTTGCCTGTTGCTTCTCGTAAGCATCAATTGCCCTTTGATTCTTATTAATATAAGTCTGAGCTTCTTCTAAAGTTGTAAAATTCATCTTTACATATATACAAGAATATTATTTAAATACTTATTTACGGAAGTAAAATTATACCTTGCCTTTAAATGGTTTTTTTACCATTATCAAGACCACAATAACCACCACGAATAATAGCTAGGACTTCCTTCCCATTCGTCGCCCAACTTTGTAATCTCTTTCGCATGTCGTATCTTGTAAAGTTTCTGTCGCTTCATCGCACCATCAAATGGTAAAATCTCAAGGTACGTAGGAAAATCTCCGTAAGAGGCAGCTCCGATACTACAA